CAATAAGTATCTATCACCTTTACCAACTTTTAATCCACGGTGCATGTGTGTAAAACTAGGGAAAAATAAAGCATGACCTCTTGATAAGGGGGGTACAACGCCTCTGCCATGAAACTCAGTTCCTCCGCCTTCATAGTCGCCAGTATTTAAAGGCACAACTACGCTTATATCAGCACTAGCGTCGTGATGCCACTCTCCCTGCTCTCTTTTAGCTAAGTTATAGTTGGCTAACTGTATTGAATTTATTTTTAAACTGTAACGTTGCCACACTGCGGTAAACAAAGGGTTCATGTGGTTTAATACCACGCTGTGTAGATTTTCAGATAACTGAGGTATATTATCCTGTAGCGTAACTTCAGGTATTTGACGTAGCTCGTCTTCGTCAGAGTTTTCCTGAAATCCAAGATAATTTTCTATGTTTTTTATTTCATCAAGCATAATATCACAAAACTGTTCCGTAAACAGAGGCACTGAGTAAACGTCGGGTAGTTCTTCTTTTATATATTCTTGTAAAGGTATATTTAATTCTTGAGTACCATCACTCTCGTGAAACTCAATGAGTTCTTTTTCAGAGTCTTTTAGTAACGCTAGTGTAGTTTTATCTATCATCCAATCAGATTGAATCGCTAACATAGTATTTTTAATTCTATAGGGTTTAGATCTATCCATTATTTTTTCCTTACTTTCCCTGAAAGTTTATTATCTTTTCTTTTTAGTGACCACTCAAGAAACCTATCAGTTAAACTACTGATATTAGGTTCTTTTTTAAATATTTTATCCCAGTTACTATCTACTTTCTTAGTATCCTCAGGACGTCTTTTACTCCCCTTGCTCATCTTCTACTTCTCCTTCTATAATTTTACCAGCTGGCAGAATACCATCTGTGTCGTAATATAATTGTTGCATACGTTCAAGAACTTCATCTTTTGACATAGTGTCAACTCTGTTAACTGTTAACTCACTACGAGTAACGTAAAGTCCTGCTGCTTTACCTCTAGCAACTTCCGCAGTAACCGCAGCAGACCAAGCACCATTACGGATAGCACCTTCTCTTATGTCTCGTAAATCAGTGAGATGGGTTGACAAATCAAGTGAGACTTTCTTTGCTGCTCTCTCTTGTAGGGATAATATTCTTTGTTTTACTAAAGGGTTAGCTTCCGAGTCTAACAAGTATCCCGCACGTGTAGCATTTTTCTCACTATACCCTGCGTCAACTGCAGCATCTTTTTTCTTCATCCCTTTAGCTACGTTCTGAGCATATTTTTCCTGTTTCGGGGTTAATTTTGTTTTTCCTTTTGTCATCATGTTTCCTGTTATAATATTTCTGTCTTTCCAGAAATTCTTTATATTTTTCTGGGTCGTCTTCTTTCATTTTGTTGTAATTCCAGCTACTGTAAGATTTGCCGTGTTTTTCAGTAAAAGATTTATTAAACTCAACAAAACCATCAAGCACAATTCTATGTTCGTAGTCACTTCTAGCTATTTTTTGATACTCGTGATCTTGTAATGCTATATCAAATATATCTTGGTCTATAGAGTAGTCATCAAGAGTGCCAAAGCTCATACTTGCACCACCCAAAATCTCGTGCTGTTTAATAGAACTGACTCCACTCATTGCTCCTGGTCCACCAGTGTCATTAAAAACATTTTTGTACAGTTTTTGATTTCTTTTTGAGTTATTTCTTCTTGTACAACGTTCGCTACAGTAAATACTTTTTTCTCGACGTTGTTTTACACATTTAGCATAGGCACAAAGCATTAGATCAAGACTGTCTCCATATTCTAAGTATAAAGGGGACTTCTTCTTTATACGTTCTAGTGACCATAACCCTGTTGTTTCGTATACCATAATTACTCGCAGCTACACGTACTTTTGCTGCTTCTTTATTATTCTTAAACTCAACATCCATGTGATCACCTATTTTTAATTTATAGAAATGATACTTCTGATTGGCAGTTTCTGATCTATCAGGTATGGGTATTTGATGTGTAATCATCTGTTATTTCTAAATTTGTTATCGCACATGATAGATCCACCTTTCCAAAAATACGCATTTTGATTTGCAGCATCATCTGGTCTTTTAAACACGTAGATAGTATCTGGGTTATATCTTTGGTCTACCAAATTACAAGCCCCCTCAACTTCTTTCTCGTCAAAACAGATAATTTCTTCTCGATGATCAAGGGAAGCAGAGCCGTGACTCACTACCCAGTGTTCTTTATTTTCAATCATATTTAACTCCTTTATATATAGTATATATAATATATATATTCAGTAGGCTGGTAAAGGAAGTTCAAAAAATATTTAAAGGGTCGAGACGGTTTGATTTTTATAATAAGGCGTTAGTATTAAACCTATAAATCAAAGGCTTAAAACGGCTCACATTAAGCTTAAACTACGTAGAATAATAAGGTACTTTACGTACCCTAAGAAAACGAAAAGTACTCTCTCCACTGATGTTTTGCGAAGCTTTGAAGATAGATTTACTGATCTGATTTTTGTGTTCGTCTAGCCAATCTGGTAAATAAAAACCAGAGACTGTAGAACTTTCTTGGAAATTTATTTCAATCTCAAAACGTGTTGCTTCTGGAACATTTTGATTAGGATCATAGTAGACTACTTCAGCTACTGAAACAAATTTATTTATATTTTTTCTTGCCATCTATTAGTCGGTATGCTTTGATATAACCTAGCTTGATATCATATTTTATATCGTTAATGTTTAAGTCGCTTAACTCTAGTATCAATTCTATTGAGAGTTTACCTTTATTAGAGTCTATGTAATTTGATAACCTGTTTTTTATTTTTTGACTCAAAGGTTTTTTATCGGTAAGTTCTATTGTCCAGTCAGTTTCCCAAGGGTCACGACCACGGACAGTTTTACAATGGTTATTAGGTTTAGGTATATCTAATGTCTGTGTTTTATATAAGTTTTTCATATCTTCCTCAGTTAATTTTTTAGCTTTCTTCATCAACAATTTATACAGATCAAACTGCCCACATTTTGCAGTTTTGAACTGTCTAGTTTTACCAGAGTAGAATTTATACCACCTCTCTGCTTGAACTATTCCTAACGACGGAGACATTTTCATAGGATCGCCTATGTAAACACCACCACCTTTTACTTTATGCATTTCAACCATATCAAACTTCACTACCCGACTAGGAAAGTCAGGTAGGAAGTATACGAAATTTATATCGTATGCTGGGTGCATTATGCAGACTTAGCGTAGTCTATAGCTGTGGTCATGGCTCTAGTTTTTAAACTAGCCCTAGCCCCAAACCAAGCGTTATGCATTGCTGCGTCACGGTCATGTCCCCATTTATGGTCAACCACAAAGGTAACTGCATTCATAGCTCCCCACCAAGTACCAGCACTACTTTTTAAGTTGGCTCCTGGCTGTTGCTCTAACGCTTCATATACCTTACTAGGTGCACGTTGAAACTCATCTAACATAGTAGCACGGGCTAAGTATGTTTTTTCGTTACTACTTTGCTCTAGTAATTTTTGTTGCATAGCTAACTTAGGTTGCATAAGGTCAGCTATATAGGAGACCACAGTATCTTTAGTATACTTTTTACTACATAAAAACTCTGCAGCTTCTCTATACTCTTTCATGCGGTTACTCGCTAAACCTAATGCTTGCTCTGCAGTCACTATAAGGTCTGCATCAAAAGCTTTAGTATGAGGCATTTTAAAGTGTGGCTGAGTTTTATCAGACAACGCCATACTAAGCGTATTATTACATACTACCCGTATAGGTGTGAATCTAATTTCATTAGACTTACCCCACTCGTGACTAACTGACACAAGTAAGTTACCTAATACCCTATCGTCTCCTGGTAACGTAAAGCTTTCATCAACTTTAGCCATACCCCATATTTGACGACCGTCTTTTAAAGAGCCTGCAGTTTCCATAGTCATGTTACCAGCGTCGGTAAACTTTTTGAAAAACGTAAAAGCGTCTTTATTTTGGGTGGGTATAAATCTTGGTCCACATGGTCCAAAGACTGTGTTATCACTATCACGTACTAATAGTGAGTGGTTAGGTGCCATGATTAAGTCTTCAGACTTATCAGGGTCGGCGTTATCATAAGTAAATATTTCACGTTTACTCACTGTCCAATCAAGACCAGCTTCTAATAACATTTCTTCAGGTGTCAAGTTACTATCAACTTTAACACCTAGCCCATGCCAGGGAACTTCCCCTGCATAAGCCATAGTTTCAACGGCTGCTGCCATAATATACCTCCTAAAAGGTTGTTTTGTTAGCCTGTATTAGCTAACTACCTTTATTAAACTATAAGTCACTAATGATTAAAAGGATATTCAAACTAATCATTAAGCATTATTTTGAGCTTCGTACCTACCTTTAATAAGCCTTATATTTTGATTGTCTAACCAATCTCTTAACCTTGATGTTCTTTCTGGTGTGTCTAGTTTAGGTGTGTTATCTATCTCTGACTTCTTATCCATGTACATTTTGTATCCTCTATAATAATCGCCTTTACCGAGATGATTAAATCTTACGATCTGCCATGCACGTTGCTTGCTAACACCATATTTGATACCGATCTCTTCAAGTGTCATCTCACTGTTCATAGTATGCATAAATATTTCAAAATACATCTTATCTTTTTCTGTTCGTCTACTCATTAAAAAACTCCTTATAATGTACTGTTGCTTCTCCCCAACTATTTCCTACCTCAGCATCAACTTTATTGGGAACACATAAAGGTGTGCAATCTGCCATGACCTGCATAATAAGTTCACACTGGTCTGGGTCAGTAACCGAAATATCTAATTCATCATGTACTTGAGTATGGGGAAGTATACCTTCTTTGTATAAATCTACCATAGCCTGTTTAGTCATGTCTGCTGCTGAACCCTGTATAAGTCTATTCATAGCTTTATACGTGTACGCTCTCTTAACTTGACTACCATACTCAGTAACTGCTTTTTCGTAGGGGTAGGGAATCTGTCTATCATTCATAGGCTCGTATAAATTAAATCTACACTTACGTCCAGCAATAGTAGTTATGTATCCACGGTTAGCCCCAAGCCTCGCACACTGATCACGTAAGCCTTTGATAAAAGGTACTCTTTTGTGGTATGTGTCAAATAGTATTTCTGCTTCTTGCATAGATAAGTCCAATTGTTTAACTAACTTTTCTTTACCCATACCGTAACTCAAACCTAAGTTAATAATCTTAGCTTCTTTACGACTTATATTAGCCATGTCTGCTACCACCTGATGGAAGTCTGCGTTTTTATTACGATAAGCATCTACTGCTTCTTCAGCACCTTCT